AAAAGGACAACTCCCGTTGCTACGGCCATCTAAAATAATGACTGAATATAAACCATACATATCATGCGGGACGAGCCGAAATAAAGGAAACCCGGACAAAGCCGGCTTTAGCCGCAGCGGAGGAGCTCAAAAAGTCAGAAGCAAAACATTCCCCGGCGTTGCGAAAGCGATGGCCGAGCAATGGAGTAAGATAGACACTTTACAATTTACAGATATAAAAGTGTGAAAAATGACAGTAAAATTCCAAGAATAATGTGATGTCGGAAAGGAGGAGTGTAAATAAAGTCTTATATAATGTACCACTGTCACACGGAATATAGTCTGCTTGATAGCTGCGCCAAATATACTGAATACTTAGACTTGGCAAAACGAGACGGCTCAAAAGCCATATCATTCAGCGAACATGGAAAACCGATGAATTGGACGGAGAAGTGGGCGGCATGCAAAAAAGTCGGCATGCGATATATACACTCGGTAGAAATCTATCTTACCGAGTCTCTTGAGGAAAAAGTCCGCGATAATTACCACACGGTATTGATGGCTAGAAATATGGACGGCGTACAAGAACTCAACTCTTTGGTGAGCAAATCCTGTGACGAAGATCATTTCTATTATACAAACAGAATAAGCTTCGACGAGTTTTTGGGGATGTCCGAAAACATTATATCGACTAGCGCTTGTCTGGCGTCGCCGTTGAATAAGCTCCCCGACGACCATCCGAGGTATATGGAACTCGCTCGAAAGTATGACTTTCTCGAAGTCCAAGCTCATAATCATCCTGAGCAGATCGAATTTAACAAGCGTCTCGCAAAACTTTCAAAACAAATCGGGAAACCGTTGATTGCGGGAACAGATACGCATAGCCCGAGCAAATATAAAGCCGAGTGCAGATCAGCTCTACTTTCTGCAAAACACAAATCATACGGCGATGAAGATGCTTTCGACCTTACATATAAAACATACGATGAGCTTGCGGAAATGTTCCGCAGACAAGGGGCTTTGTCAGAAGAGGATTATGTAACAGCTATCGAAAACACCAACCTCCTTTACGACATGACAGAAGATATCGAGTTAGATACTTCTATAAAATACCCGATACTCTATGGCTCTAGAGAAGCCGATTCACAGAAGTTTACTGAGACAGTCGAACGACTGTTTAAAGAAAAGCTTGACAAGGGTATTATTCCAAAAAGTCAGGAGCAAGCTTTCCGAGTTGCCATTGACGAAGAGATGCGGGTTTTTCAAAAGCTGCATATGGACGGGTTCATGCTCTCGATGAGCGAAATAATCAGATGGTGTAAAGAGCAAGGAATGGCGATAGGAACCGCAAGAGGTTCTGTAGGCGGTTCAAGAGTCGCTTATGTGACCGATATCATAGATTTGAATCCCGAAACATGGCACACAGTATTCTCGCGCTTCGCAAATGAATACCGAGAAGAAATCGGTGATATTGATATTGACTGCGTTGAATCTGATAGACCGGCAATTTTCAAATATATTACCGGACGATTCGGTACGGATAAGACAGCGCGTGTTGCATCGTTCGGCACAATGCAGGCAAAGGGAGTTATCGATGATGTTGGGAGACATCTTGCGATCAAATGGAAAGAGTCACATCCGAACAATGAGGATAACCCGTGGTCTTTGCCGAACATTGCAAAAATAAAAACCGAGTTTGATTCAGATCCGGAAAAGACCAAGCAAAAGTATCCGGAACTCTTCTATTATTTCGACGGTTTGTTCGACACAAAAATATCTCAGTCAGTGCATCCGGCGGGAATGGTAATTAGTCCGATCACACTTGCCGACAATTTTGGGGTGTTTGATAAGGATAATGAAAACTGTCTGATGCTTGATATGGAAAACATTCACGACTTTACCGGTCTTGCCAAGTATGATTTTCTTATTTTGAAAACAGTTCAGGTAATACGTGATACTTGTCGTTATCTTAATGCCCCATATCCACAAACCCACGAAATAAACTGGGATGATGAAAATGTGTGGAAAGACATGGTAAGAAGCCCTTCGGGTATATTCCAGTTCGAAGGCAGTTTTGCATTCGACAGTTTGAAAAAGTTTAAACCCAAAAGTATTTTTGATATGTCAATAGTTACCGCCTGTATACGTCCGTCAGGATCGTCGTATAGAGAACAGCTCCTTGCAAGAGTTCCACATAAAAACCCATCAGAACTCATTGATAAACTACTTTCGGACAACCTTGGATATCTAATATATCAGGAAGACACCATCAAGTTTTTACAGGAGATATGTGGGCTTTCAGGAAGCGAAAGCGATAACATACGCAGAGCAATCGGGCGAAAACAAAAGGAAAGGCTCGACGCGGCTCTCCCATCAATACTCGAGGGTTATTGCAGAAAGTCGCCGCAGCCACGAGAGACTGCCGAAAGCGAAGCAAAAGAGTTTCTTCAGATAATCGAAGACAGCGCCAGCTATCAATTTGGTTATAACCATAGCGTTGCGTATTGTCTTCTCGGATATCTTTGTGCCTATTACCGCTATCATCATCCGATAGAATTTATAACGTCATTTTTGAACAACGCGGCGAACGAAGACGATATCAGAAACGGAACTGAATACGCAAGTCGGGTAGGCATCAAGATCACGATGCCCAAATGGGGGCTGTCGAAAAGTGAATACTTTTTCGACAGGGACAAAAACATCATCGCAAAGGGTCTGACTTCAATAAAGTACATGAGCGACGGTATTGCGGAAGACCTGTACAATCTCGCTCATCAGAATACATACACTACATTCATGGACGTTCTCTTTGATCTTGACAAAAAGACTTCGCTTAACACAAGGCAACTTGACATTCTTATCAAGCTTGACTTCTTCTCGGAGTTTGGAAATCAGCGCGAGTTGCTTCGCATAACGGATATGTTTTATGAAACTTTCAAAAAGGGCGAAGTAAAAAAACTCAGCAAAGAAAAGGTTGATGGCACTCCGCTTGAGCCTATAGTCAAAAAATACTCCATCGGTGTGACAAAGTCGGGGGGCGTTGCCAAGAGCTACACGATACTCGATGTGACGTCCATCCTGCGAGAAGTTGAAAAGGCAATCAAAGATATCCACATGGACGACCTTGGAGATGTTTTAAAGGTCAAAAACTTTGTCGATGTCATGGGGTATGCCGGATATGTTTCCGGTAAAGAAGAAGACAGAAGAAAACTGTATGTAATGGATGTATTCCCTGTGTGCAGAAAAAGAGACGGAAAGCAGTTCGCTTATTCAATCATAACGAAGTCGATAGGCAGCGGGAAAGAAGCGAGGTTCACTGTTTACAACAGGGTTTACAACACAAATCCTATAAAGGAAGGAGATATCGTGTATTGTAAGTCATACGAAAGAGACGGGTCGTATTTCAGAATGACTGAATTCGACAAAATCTATTGTTAGGAGGTAAAAATGCCGATGGGATATTTTTACAATGATTTTATTACCAGTAGCACAAGCGGGTCTATAAGGATACCCGGGAATGGGACGCCCCCGATCCTAATCCGCCCCATGGAACCGCCTATTACCGTAACGTTGAGCAGCAGCAACGTGGATCTCTCCGACTATTATAATGAGTTGATGAAGACATATAATGATGAACTTATTTATAATGAGTTGATGAAGAAAGATAATGATGAACTTATTCGGATATATGGCAATGCGTTTGATAACTTCTACTGCGAGAAAAGAATTTTTTCAATTAAGGAAGACGACCCAGACGAAGCAACGGAAAACGACGGTCTGGATGAGTTTCTGAGATCGTTCAAAATAATCCCGGAATAAATATTTTAATTTGAGAGGTATATATGAAGGCAGAAAACAAATGCAGTATGTGCGGTAAAACATTCGATATTTGGGATGAGCAGGAGGATTTTTCGATAGAAAAACAGTTGGGCTACGGAACAAAGTACGACGGACACAGAGTAAGCGTACGGTTATGCTGCGAGTGTATGGAAAAAATCATAGATCAGTGCAAGATCTCTCCTTTGGGTGAACGCATATGGGAGTAGAGATTCTGAAACACCCGACCGAAGACGACTGGATACTTTGTAAAAAATGCACGCTTGTAACCATATCCAAGGATTCTAACACCCCGCCGACAAGCGAATGGAAGGTTAAGCTCTTAAAAGCAAACCATTCTCCGATACGAACGCTGCAGTTCTGTTTCAGACTTACTGATATACCTTACTGGGTCTCGGTGCATCTTGCGCGACATGTTCATGCAACACCGTTCGTATCTACGCAAAGAAACGACCGTCAAAATAAATATGACCGCGCAAACGCACCGCAGGACGCCCCTGTTACTATGTGCTGGTATATGAATGCTGAAGAGCTTATAACGGTTGCTCATAAGAGGCTGTGTATGCTTGCGGCCAAAGAAACCAGGGATATAGTCAGAGAAATATGCGACAGAGTGATAGAAACAAACCCGGAGTTTGAGAGTCTGCTCGTTCCGAACTGTGTTTATCGCGGAGGAATCTGTGATGAATTCAATTGTTGCGGGAAGAACAGACAGTACAGAAAAAAGGAGGCGGATGATTGAGAGTTTTAGCAATATCCGGACATGCTCAGAACGGAAAAGACACCATAGCCGGTCTGCTTGCAAGTGAATTGCAAGCCAGAGGGCTAAGAGTGCTGATAGCACATTATGCGGATCTGCTGAAATACATATGCAGAACGTTTTTCGGCTGGGACGGAAATAAAGACGAAAACGGAAGACACATCCTACAGTATGTGGGAACCGACGTTATCAGGAAACAGTCTCCTGATTTCTGGGTCGATTTTATATCTTCAATCCTAAAGTATTTCGGAGATAACTGGGATTACTGCATAATCCCAGATTCGAGATTTCCGAACGAAATAGACAAACTGAAATCTGACGGGTTTGATGTTACTCATTTAAGGGTTGTAAGAAGCAACTTTATAAGCCCATTAACCGAGGAACAACAAATGCACCCATCTGAAACCGCGCTCGACGATATAAAAGCGGACTTTTATATAGAGAACAACGGAAGCATAGCAGATCTTAAATCAAAGATAGAAGCATGGGTGGAGGAAAATGTTTATGAGTAAACGAAGCAGACTTAAAAGGAGTAATGTTGAAATTGACCTTGAACGTCTTCTTGTGGAGAACGGATTCGTTGACGAGTATTACTATCTCGATGCTCTTAAGCAACGGAAGCTTTTTCTGGAAGAAGAAATCAGTCAAGAGACAGTTTCCGAGATAGTAAAACACATTTTAAGATTCAACAAGGAGGACGAAGCAATCCCCGTAGCGGAGAGAAAACCCATTATATTATATCTCTCTTCCAACGGCGGAGATGTCGATCCGGGTTTTGAATTAATAGACGTAATCTTACACAGCAAGACGCCGGTTTACACAGTAAATCTCGGATACTGGTACAGCATGGGATTCCTTATCGGAATCGCAGGACACAAGAGATATGCGTCTTCCAATTCCAAATGTCTTATGCACGACGGCTCTCAGTTTATTTACAACAGCGGGTCTAAGGTACAAGATCAGTTGGAGTTTCAGAAGAAGATCGAGGCGCGTGTAAAACGTCATGTTCTTAACTGCAGTAAATTAACCGAAGAGGAATACAACGGCAAACTCCGGGTAGAGTGGTATCTGTTCGCAGACGAAGCAAAGGAAAAAGGATTCATAGATTATATTATCGGCGAAGACTGCGAACTTGACGAAATCATTTGAGGAGTTATATGGCTACAAAGAAGAAACAAACGACGGACTCTTCGTCTCCCGAAGCTCCGCGAGAAATAGAAAGAGATTTATTCTACGGCCTTTATTTAGACGACGAACAGCTTGCGTTTGCAAACGCGATCTGGAATCCCGATATAGATATAGTTTTCTGTAATTCATGCGCCGGTACGGGCAAAACAACAATAGCTACAGGGGTTGCAAATCTTCTCGTTCAATATAAATTCTTCGACAATATTGTTTATATCATGTCGCCTTATGGCGAGAAGAAACAAGGGTGGCTTCCCGGAACAATTACAGAGAAGTCCTCGGTATATTTTGAAGCCTTTTATCAAGCTCTCATGAACTGCGACATCAATCCGCACACATCCGTAAATACGGAAAGCATGGTTAATCAGAAGAACGGGACGGGATTTATAACCTGTATTACCGACACATTCCTTCGCGGAACCAACCTTGACAACGTGGTTGTCATTGTCGATGAAGCACAGAATTATACCGTTCCGCAACTCAAGAAAGTTCTTACGCGAATCGGCAAAAAAGCAAAAGTAATAGTCATAGGTCACGAACTTCAGTGCGATCTTGACGATAACAAAGTAAGCGGATTTATAAAGTATATCGAACACTTCAGAGATAAAGAACGCGCCGCAGTATGTTCGCTTTCCACCAATCACAGAGGATGGATAAGTCAGCATGCGGACGAGCTTGAGGGGTAGGTGAGAAGTATGACGCCTATGCAAGCAATTAAGGCAAAGTGCGCCGAGTGTTCAGAGTCCGCAAGAGAGGTAAAATATTGCCCTGTAAAAGACTGCGCTCTATATCCTTTCAGACTGGGACGCAACCCAAACATAAAGCGAAGTTATACAGAGGAACAAAAGCAGGAAATGAGAGACAGGCTCGCCGCTGCCAGAGACGCGAAAATCGCCAAGGAACAGTAACAAACCATTAGCAAAAGTCTAATGGAATCTCTCATGACTTAAAAACCTTGCGTACTGATATTATCAGACAAACCTACATAAAACATAGCGAAATATCTAATGAAAAGGGGACGAAAAAATGAAAGCGTTAACGGTACTTGTGGATATGGATGACGTTCTTGAAAACCTGTGCGACACCTGGCTCTCTGTGCTAAACGAGCGTCACGGGACAAGCGTTGGCGTAGAAGATATACAAGAATGGGATATAACAAAGTTTTTCCCATCACTTACAAGAAAGGAAGTTTTTCGTCCCCTTGAAGAAAAGGATACATGGATCAGGGTAAAACCCTGTCAGGGAGCCTGTGAGTATACAAAGAAAATGATTGAAGACGGGCATAGAGTTATTGTCGTAACCGCTTCAAATCCCGGTTCGAAGGCTGTGAGTTATAAATTTAAATATGTACTGTTTAAATACTTCCCGCATTTTTCATATAAAGATGTGGTAATCGCCACTCAAAAACAGCTTATAAAGGGCGATGTTTTAATTGACGACAATCCTGCTAATCTGGAAAATGCGGATTACTTCGGTATACTTGTCAACAGACCACACAACCGGAACTATAAAATACAATCAGGCAGGATGAAGCGTGCGGACACATGGGATGAAATTTACCGTCTCATCTGCAAGCTCGCACAGGATTAAAGGAGTGATTTATGAGAGAGATTATATTGTACTCGACGCACTGCCCCAGGTGCTGGGTGCTTGAACGCAAGCTCAACGATAAAGGAGTGTCTTATAATACAGTAGACTCTGAAGAAGAGATACTCTCGATGGGAATTGAAGAGGTTCCGGTTCTGAGCGTTGACGGTGAGCTCATGGAGTTTTCAAAGGCAGTGCAGTGGGTGAACGCTTTGGAGGAATAAATGAACATCAACATAGACTTAAAGCGGAATTTCGTTAATGCATATAACGCAATGCAGAGCCAGTACGGAGAAGAAATGGCCGCGTTAAATGGATTTTCCGGCAATCAGCTTAGCTACACAGACTTTATAGATAATTTTATTGACTCGGACACAGTGGCGGATGCATCTGTGGACGGCAATGCAAATGTTGGGCAAAAGGATATAGTTACTCTCGTGAATGAAATGCCTAAGCCCCACCAAAAGCTTCTTGCTTTTAATAAAGTTTTCTACGAAATAAATAAAAAATATGGATTCAAGGCCGCAAACGACTGGCTCAAGAACGAATGGGACGGTCATTTATACATGCATGACGCCAATACATGCACATTCGTTTCGTATTGCTTTGCTTATGATCTGAAAGATCTGGCAGAAAAAGGTCTGTTCTTTATTGAAAACTTTAACTACGAACCGCCGAAACACCTTACAACATTCATAGACTTCGTCAAAGAGTATGTATCGTACTGTTCCAACAGAACAAGCGGTGCGGTAGGTCTGCCAAACATAATTCCTTACATGTATTATTTCTGGAGCAGAGACGTCAAAAGAGGATATTTTACTGAGACGCCAGAGAAATATGCAAAGCAGAACATTCAACGAGTGTTATATGCTCTTAACCAGCCGTATACAAGGAACGGCATTCAAAGCGCTTTTACGAATTTTTCGATATTTGATCATCCTTATCTTGAGGCTTTATTCGGAGGTTCTGTGTTCCCAGACGGAACATACATGATAGACGAAATAGAGGGCATAATGAGTTTCCAAAAAATGTACCTGGAAACGATGTCTGAAATTCGTGCGAAGAATATGATGACCTTCCCTGTCAATTCCATTTCGTTACTGAGACAGAACGGTAAGTTTGTAGACGAGGAGTTTGCCAGATATGCGTGCGAGCATAATCGCAAGTGGAACGACAGCAACTTATTTATAGACTCTTCAGTAACAAGCCTGTCCAACTGCTGCCGTTTGAAATCAAATATTGAAGACCTCGGATATTTTAATTCCATTGGAGGTACAGCACTTAAGGTAGGATCGGTAAAAGTAAGCACCGTTAATCTTGCAAGACTCGCTCTTGAAAACAGAACAGAGACAGAGTATATAGATGCGCTTAAGAAGATCGTGTGGTTAGATATGCAGGCTCTTGACTGCGTAAGAAGTATTATCCATCGCAATGTCGATAAGGGCTTACTTAAAAACTTCTCTCTCGGGTTAATAGACTTTGAACATCTTTATAATACAATAGGATTCATTGGCATATACGAGACAATGAAGACGTTCGGATATACTCGTGTAGACGAACTTGGCAACACTTATTATACGGAAGACGCAGAAAGATTCGGCAAGATGATATTTGATACATTACACGAGGTAAAGGCCGAGTTTGCAAGAGATAAAGACTATCAAATTAATTGCGAACAGATACCCGGTGAAACCGCAGCCGCAAAATTAATGAAAAAGGATATGTTCTTTTATCCGAACTCAGTAGTTAGAGATCTGCCGTTATATGGAAATCAGTTCATACCCCTTGGCATCAAAACTACCTTACAGGAGAGAATACGTATTGCTGCAATGTTTGACAGATTTTGTAATGGAGGCAGTATACTTCATGCAAATATTGAAGCTCCTTTCAGTACACCTGAGCAGGCGTGGGACATGCTTAACTATATCGCCGATCAGGGCGTTACATATTTTGCATTCAATACTAAGATTCAGGCGTGTAAGCACAATCACGCATTCTTCGGAAAGGTTTGTCCAGAGTGCGGAGAACCCGTGCATACTGAATATACGAGAATAGTTGGCTTCTATACCCCCATCAAAACTTATTCAAAAGAAAGAAAGGCAGAATACTTAATGCGAGAGTGGGAGAACTTAAATGCTGATTAAAGGAATCATAGACGAAGACTTTGTAAATTATAGAATACCATCAATGTTCATCAATACTGCCTTCTGTGATTTTAAATGCGAAAAAGAAAGCGGGGTTCGCTGTTGCCAAAACAGCGACCTCGCTCACCAAAAATGTATTAATCTTGATACAGACGCAATCATTCAGAGATATTTAGATAATCACATAACGAGAGCGATCTGCTTCGGAGGACTCGAACCTTTCGAGCAGTACGATGAACTGCTTGAGTTTGTAGCTAAATTCAGGAATGGGTATGATTGCAACGATCCGATTGTAATATACACCGGCTACAATAAAACCGAGATTTCATTTCAGGTAGAGATGCTCAGATTATACGGCAACATCATCATAAAGTTCGGACGCTTTATTCCGAATCAGGAGTCGCACTACGACGAAGTGCTCGGCGTTAATCTCGCCTCCCTAAATCAATACGCAGAAAAACTGTAATCTAGGAGTAAAAAATGCATATCAAAGTTAATCCAGATGAAGAGTATGTCCGCGAGGTCAGAAAGAAATTAAAGGATAATAGCGGATATTGCCCCTGTAAGCTCAAGAAAACACCCGAAACAAAATGTATATGTAAAGAGTTTACCGACATGTGTGAACGCGGAGAAAGCGGCATGTGCGGCTGCGGTTTATACATAGCAACAAAGGAATGAACGGAGGGTTATATTGAAGATTAAACTTAAAAAGTTAAGAGAAGATGCCGTCATGCCTATTCGCGGATCTAAGCATGCCGCCGGAGCAGACTTATACGCATGTCCCGAAGAGCAGATTATTATAATACCCCCTAATGAAACAGTCAAAATACCAACAGGAATCGCAATAGAAACGCCGAGAGGTTATTTCGGGGCTATAGTTGCGAGAAGCGGTCTTGCGACTAACTTTGGATTACGCCCCGCAAATTGTATAGGCGTGTTGGATGAAGATTACCGTGGGGAAGTGATAGTTGCTCTGCATAACGACTCCAAGGCAGACCGGGAAATACGCAAGGGTGATAGAATCGCACAGCTTGTTATGATGCCGTATCTGCCCATAGAATTTGTGGAGGCGGATGAGCTTAGCGAAACAGTCAGGGGCGAGGGGGGATTTGGTTCGACGGGAAAGTAAAGTATATAACCGAGAATAGTGGATATAATTGTAGCGAAGGTGATAATGATATGATCGTTAGCTGTTCAATAAACGGCGTGCAAATGAGTATTGAAGAAATAAAGAAGATCAAAATCCACTCGGAAGTTATAGATCGCGCGGTTGAGTCAGTAAATAAAAAACTGAGAAAGCCCGCAATTCCTTGTTGAGCCATTTCTAACATGGTATAATATAGGCAGGGCTTAACAGCTCTGCCTTATTTTTTTATACAAAAGAAGGTGTGATGTGGCAAAATCAAAAATGAGAAAACCAAAAGAGACCAAAGCTACGGAGAGGGTTGTGATAGCTAAATACATCAGAGTGTCAACAGACAAACAAAGAGAAGAGGGTTACTCTGTTGATATTCAAAAAGAAAGACTGGACAGTTATGCAAGATCTCTCTTTCCGGAATCAACATACGATGTCGAATACAGGGAATATGTTGATGACGGGTTTAGCGGCGGTTCCCTTGAAAGACCACAAATGACGCAACTCATTGAAGATGTTAAAAACGGAGTAATAACCCATGTCATTGTAATGAAACTCGACAGGTTAAGCAGATCGCAGAAAGACACGCTTTATTTGATTGAGGATATATTCCTCCCAAATAACGTGGCATTTATTTCGATGGGGGAGAGCTTTAACACAGACACTCCTTTCGGAAGAGCCGTTGTAGGAATACTATCTGTGTTCGCTCAGCTCGAACGAGAGAACATTTTTGAGCGAACACGCAGCGGAATGCAGAAGAGAGTAGAGCTCGGCTACTGGCCGGGAGGAGGCGCCATTCCCTTCGGTTACGATTACGACGCCAATCAGGGCATACTCATTCCCAACGGAAACGCCGACACAGTACGCACTGTGTTCGAACTGTATACAAGAGGTTATTCGGCTCAGTATATAGCCAATCTTCTAGGACTTAAGTACGATAAGCTCGTAAACAATATACTGACTAGGAAAACATATACCGGTGCAATTGTCTATAATAGCATAGAGTATAAAGGAAAACATCAGCCGATTATCTCAGAAGAGTTGTATGAGAAAGTACAGGCGATGATTCAGGACAGATCATCAAAAAGGTTTGTTTCAGCAACGACCAACCTGCTTACCGGCATGGTATACTGCGGCAGATGCGGAGCAAAGATGCGATATATCAAATGGGGCAAGCACGGAAGGTCGAGATTGATGTGCTACTCACAGGAAAAGTCCAAACCATATCTTGTCAAAGACCCTGACTGCGAAAATGAAAAGCCTTGGGCGGACGATGTAGAAGACACCGTAATTAAACTACTTTTCGAACGAGCGCATGTCAACGAATGTAATAATACGAATGAAGAACAGGCCGACCCGGTTAAGATGCTTCAGTCCCAAAGAGTTTCCCTTGTCAACAAACTAAAAAGACTATATATTATCTACGCAGAAGGCGACGATGCTATTACACAAGTCATAAACGAGACAAAGGAAGAAGTAGCGAAAATAGA